GTGTTAATGTATTATTTGCAAAATATAAATTACTGTTATTCACATCAATATCATATACAGTTATTGGTGCATTCATAACAACCAATGATGTAATTTCAAATTCGTTATTATCTATATCTAATAACACATCGCCAACATTTAATTCGAATGTTGTTCTAATGTACCACACGTCATCTTGTTTAACCACATGGTTATGTGTGTAGGTTGCAATTAATTTACCGTCATTAATGTTTATCACGGAATCAAATTCATGCACTGATACGCCAATCACAGTTGATATGGAATCCACATAATCTAATGTATCACTGCTCCAATGGTACCATTGGTCAGGTGTCAGAGGCATTCCTGCAACATCAATGGATTTCAATACATCACCAACTTGTACATCCTGTATCAATTTAGTTGTCCCATCAGATATCGTTATTAATGTGTCAGCAACTAAACATCCACTACAAACACTACATAAAGTAGTAAATGCTCCCCCGTTCCAATATCTTTGGTTTGTTCCATCCCCATAATATCCTGAAGGTGCAGGAGTGGTAGAACAATTCATGCTAAAATCAGAATTTGTTAATGTTGTTGCGGTACATATATCATTTGTATCAGCACAAACAGACACAAGAGTTGGAGAGTTACAAACTTCGAAAAGACTCGAGCCATAACTAAGATCCATTGGATTACTAGTACAGCAATTAAACAGTGACTCGTCCCAGCTAGCTAGATTGTCACCACCGGTTATCGTAATACTAGATTCACTTTGAGTACAAATATCACGAGAGGATGGTATAAATCCATCATCTCCTACACTAGAATTCACTGTAGCACCTGAACAATCAATATATGAGAAAGATGTAGACTGAACAGTCGGCGCAGGAAATGGTGGGGGACCAGTATAATAAACTGTATAACATACACATGTCGGTGGAGGAATTGTCGTTGTTGTCGTGGTTGATGTTGTTGTCGTGGTTGTGGTAGTTATACCGGATACTGGCAAATCTATATAATTTGTACACTGTATACTCGTGGACTGAACTCTAATTATAGTCGTTCCATTATAAACCAATGATGTTGTATATCCAGAAACCAATAATGATTTATCAACACCTGTTTCGAATGGTGTAACGTATCCATCAAAATCGGAATACAGATCAAATGGTCCTGTTCCTGTTCCCGCAGTGGTTAAAGTTATAGTAGCTGTAGCCATTTTTGTATTTTATATTTTTTAAACATTATTAAATTCTTAGGGTATTATTATACACACGCAGATCCCTCCGGCTGTAATGTTATTGTTATGTCTGCATTTGATGATAAGTCAACCCCAGTAAATTCCGCATATCCAGTAAGAGCCGAAGCTTCAACACAATCGGTATATCCTGTACTTAATGAAAGATTTACAGCAGTATCTGCTGATATCGTAACAAATACTCTCACCGTAGAAAGGCCAGGTATCGCAAGTCCATAACTTCCTGATGCAACTCCTCCGCCCGGTACTGGGAATGATCCTACGTTTATAAGGATGGGGCTCGAATTCACCTCCACGTCATCAATAGTTCCGGTAAGGTCATTATTGATAATAGCAACTTGTCCTGTACCAGGTGGTTCAGTCGTTGTGGTTGTTGTCGTTGTAGGTGCCGCTGTTGTTGTTGTTGTGGTTGTTGTCGGATAAATCATTACTGCGTTACCTGCAAGTAAACAAGGATCTATGGTAGTCGTTGTTGTCGTTGTAGGTGACGCTGTGGTTGTTGTCGTTGTCGAAGTCGTGGTTGTCGAAGTCGTGGTTGTCGTTGTGGAAGGGGCTATTGTTGTTGTCGTTGTTGTTGACGTTGTTGTTATAGGTGTACCTCCAGTGTAACCGAAATTAGGTATCAATACATTACTACCTCCTATTAGTGAAGGTGGAGCTGGATATGTACTAACAGGGACCGACACATTAGTAAGATCCAGATTAATAGGTCCAGTTATTGTGCTTAATGATCCAGTATCACTAGGTATAGGTCTATAATAAAAATTAGTTATGTGTGTTTCGTTTGAATTATTTAATTGATCGGCAACATCCTGTATAGTCATGGAACTTCCAGCACTGGTTAGAGTAACACCTACCGGGAATGGATATGTTGAGTTTCCAGTGCTTACTTTTACATGGTCACCAGGTAATATAGTATGCAATTCATATCCACCTAACCAATCATTATTAAATTCAAAATCATACCAACTATGCGCATAGCCATCATTCCAACTAGCTTCATTAAATATCTGCCAGTCTAGATTTTTAGTTCCCCAAAATCTTAAATTATCATTAGGATATATCTCCGAATTTTCCGACCAATAAACATATGTTTCCGATGGGCTTACCCCATTTTCAAGAGTGCTTGATATAAAATTTATCGACAGTGTTCCGCTAACATCAGCAGATAAAGAAACACCATTCTGATCGGATCCTAATTCGTCGGGAGCATATATTATAATGGAAACTGGATCTGTACTAGGATTTAGACAAGATGCAAAATAGTCAGGGTATGTTCTTAGTGAGTTTATCGAAGAAGTTATTGCATTTGCGGTGTGATATAAAGTATCACCAGCATCAGCACTACCAATTTCCCTATTATTTACATAGACCTTTATTAATCCAGCTCCGGTAATTTTTTGTGCCGTGTATATTGTTGGGTCTATAACATATCTATTTACCGGGGTTGTCTCAAGAACAACACCGTTCCATGAATTTGAAATTATAGAAGGTATAGTAAATACAGTAGGTGAAACTATATTTGCTGTCCATCTTCCATCTATTTCGGGTATACTTCCTATTATTGTTAATTCATCACCATCATTTAAACCATGCGGGGTTAAAGTGGCTATGGTGGCAGATCCATATTGACCCGTAAATATCTGAAGTGCATATATCTCGTCTATAGCTATAATATTCTGCGTCAATAATATCTCCCCCGTTGCTCCAACTGGATCAAGATTTGTTTTAACTAATAAACTCTGTCCCTCTTCGGCTTTATTACCATAAGTAGCAAACTTAAGGATCTCCGAAGGTATTGTTTTTTCCAGAACCTCCACGCTATCTCCCTCGGCAGGATATTCCCATATTGATTTATATGAGTCCCATCCTCGATCAACATTATCCCATATATAATTTTCAACCTCTCTATATCTAGTCCAGGAATCAATATCAATAGTTTTTGGCTGAACCTTTATTATCGAATTCTTAATAACTGTGCTTTTAGCATTAAAGGCATCATATACATTGCACGTAATCTTATATTCTCCACTATATGGTAAGAAATGTGCCATTTTATAAAAGTCCGCTATTGGTCCTCTAAAATTAAAATTATAAGGGGATCCTGATTGGGTAGTAGTTTTATCAACTATCCATTCTATCTCCATAGCATTAGAAAAATCTATATTACCCCACGTCAATAATAGAAATACCTGCGTTGTAGCAAAAAGCTCCATTTCACCGTAATTTGAAGTGGTATTGTAAGGAGCGTCCAGCAGTACATCATATGTTCCTGTGGAATAACTAACACCAACAACGGTACCAAATGATGGAACGGACGGAACCTCAACTCTATCACCAACCCTATATGCAGGTATTATTATGGAATCCCAACTTGTATTAAGTTCATTCCATGTCCAAATATCAGGGAATAATTCCAGTATTACTGGCATTCCAATAGGTACTTCATATTGCTGTCCCGTATTAGGATCTATGTATGCAACAGGATCATACTTATCGTCACCAAGCTCTATTACCTTTCCCCCCTGTTTAAGTTTATAGAAATTATTTATAGCACTTATCATCGATTGATTCTGTTGACTGCTATAGATTTGTTGTGAATCTAATGGATTTATAGTGTTACCTAAATCTGATAATATAGGTGAAAGTATATTAATGGTACCCAGCATTAATGAAGGATTTGCTGACGAATAATAGTATACCGGTGATGTTTGACTAGGTTCTATATACCAGGTAATTGAATTACCACCAGTTGCACCGTTATTAATTATTCCAAGTGGATCAATCTGAGTTAAATTTGGGTCAGTTGTAATTATAAGGTCATAATTATAAGTGGACGTATCAGAAATACTAAATTCATAGGTCTGGCCTATGTATAAATTTAGTACCGGATTAGGTCCAGTGGATCCATTTGGTAAATTTCCGCTAAAATAAATAGCACTTCCTGTACCTCCCAGAAACTGTACGGTTGAAGAATAACTATTGTTATATGAACTAGGACTTTGTATAGCACCGGGTAACGGACGGACTGAAAAGTTTCTTAGATCCTCTAAAAAACCGAAATCCGGATTGGGATAAAAATCGAAATCAAACCCTGAATCAAAATCAGATCTTCCCATTATATCGGTCCATGATTTGGTGTTATATACACCAAAATAAATACCCTCTCCAGTTATATCTATGATTCTGGCGTTTAATGGAAGATAATCTCTCTTTAATCTTTCTTTCAGAGCAAATATTTTAATAAGTACCTCCTCTTGCGTGAATTTAAAAGCATCCTCCACTATTGGCAGATTAAATTCATCTTCCTCACCGGTTACTTTATTAAGATCATAATAAAGTCCAAATAAAGAGGTCTTTTTATATGTTCTGCTTGGTATTAGTGTGTCCTCCGATGTAACATCAAGTACATACTCCCCATTTTTATTAGGTCCGTATGTTTGTGTAAGCTTATATTTACCAGAATTAGGGTTGTCCAATATATCACCAATCTGATATGACATGTTATATCCCTGAGATTGCTGTTTATTGATTGCATTTAAAAAATTCTTATTCTGCTGGATAGGAGATTCTACTCTTAGTCCATTATATTTAAGGTTTAACCAATATTCTTTTATTCTAAGATCCTGATAACCAAAAAACTTAAGAGCATTAATAAGACCTTTATAACTACCAATATAGGGAAATATTTCCTCCCCAGCTACCATAAGTTCCTTCCTTTTCTCATTTATCTCTAAATAATTGGGTAATGGTTCCGCAGGATCATGGTCCCTAAGTATAACTGAATCACTATTATAAAAAGATCTTCCGAGATTTGCTAAAAGCACTTTAAATCTCTCGTCCTCTCCTATTATTTGTCCGTAGTAATCTACCTCTAATATTTTTTCCGGGGTTCCTGTGGATATGTCATCAACTATAAGCTTTCTCTCATAAATGTTTTCCGCACCCTCCGGGCCATTTAGAGCAACGTTTATTGGTAGTGCACTGGAATTAATAGACGAAGTTGTTGTATTGACATATCCATTAGAATAGAAATCATTAGGATCAACATCAACATCAAAAATCATGTTAGGATAACTAACTATTAAGGGTTCACCGTCGCCACCATCAAGCTGATCAGATATTGAATAAGTAAATATTATTTCTGAAACGTCAGTTTCACCATAGTTATCGTTATACCATCTACTTCTCCATTGTGGCGAAGCAGTAGCTCCAGTTGCACCTGTATGAGGAAGCCCGTATGTAATTTGTGATGTGGTTACATTATAAAATTCCTGCACAACAAATATCTGCTCATTCTCATATAGATTAGCAGATACGGGATCGAAATAAATATTTCCCTTAAAATATCCACCCGGTCTATTTTTATAGGGAGTGGTAAAGTATATTTGATTATCCGGACTAATTATACTCTGTCCTGAATAGTAGTCACTAGGTATAGTTATTGTTAATTGTGTACCCAATAGATTAACGGCTGATATCTTCCCTCTAAAGTCATTCTGTCCAGCAACGGATCCTTCCAGATATATTTCAGTGCCCCTATCTAAACAATAAACGGCTTCTGTATACCAGGATTCCATATCGAATGCATTAAGATCTTCAACATTAAATAAGAAATTATAATATGTTGGAAATTCTGTGATATCCAGGTCACCTGGATTACTAGCACCTGATATGGATGTACGGTACGTAAATTTGGAATCTAAAGGATTAGCTCCAGTTGGTCCGATGTAATCAAAATTTAATGGATTACCTTCCTTATTGAAAAACTTAAGTCTTATATCTGCCATCTTAAATTAAAAAACTCTTTTATTATTTCTTTTTACTGTATAATTGAAGAAATTTTTAATCTCCTTCGTTGATTCAATTAACCCATAAACCACTCTCTGAAAATAATTCAATATCCCCTCCTTCACTGGATCCTTGTATATAACATTGGATAAACTTCTCCTGAGTATTTGATCTTCATAAGCAAACCCATTATATAGATTATCGTTGAAGCTGTTCATTACGTCATAAATATTTTTATCCGGATCAAAATCATAGTATCTTCTTTCTACTGTAACTTTGGATAATTCTTTCATTATTTTTTTATATTCCTGCACATTTGAGCAAGGAGCATATTTATATTCTCCATTTGCATTAGTAATTGTTGCTCTGTACCCAGAGCATCCTATGTTATTTGCTCTGATTAGAGCAAGCTCGGAAGATTGGTATACATCCCTATTATTATAGAAAGTTGTATTTGACGTTTTTGGTTTTATTCCAGCAACGGTATAATTTATACCTTTATCCTCGCCCTCGAAAAATGGAGTGTAATTTTGCATTATTTCTTAAAATTTTTAGCTTCCCTGATTAATTATTTGGGTTTTCATAGAGCTATTTAATTCCATTCTAAAAGAATTAGGAACTATGGATGATATTGTTACATTGAGCGGACCTGGTTTTCCGTCAACAAAATCCTCAGTGTATGATGTTCCGTTTCTATCCGTCCATCCTCCTCTTAAAAGGATCAATTGATTTCTACCTATGATTATATCACCAAATTGATCCATCCCTATAACTTCATCCAGTTGGGCCTGAGAAACATTATCCAAATCCTGTATGTTTATTTGGTTCTGCTCATTGGCCTGTCCGATAAAGTAGAAGGAAACTGAATCAACTCCAGACACTGATTCTATCAATGCTATTATATCAGATTTTGGTATTTTATCTCTTCTTTTCAGATTTAACATATAATCTGAAATTTTCTTCCTTACCGCCTGTCTTATTGTCTCCGGGTCTGAACCTTCAAATATACTTAATATAGCATTTCCTACAAATCTAGTTATCACTGGTTGCACAATTTTAACCACCGTTGTTGCTATCATGGAACCGGAGTCCTCTATGAGATTAAGTACTCTTGCCTTCTGTGCATTACTTAAAAAGAAGTCAGAAACGGGAACACTAAAATAATCTTCATTAGAGGATATATTTAGCGTAACATCAGGAACTAGATATATGTAAACCACATTATCATCATCAAGATAATCATCATCAAATGTTGAAAATGCCTGAATCTGAGAAAATATTCCTAACTTATTTAAAAATACCTCATAATTATCAGGGTTTGCGAAAACAAAAGATCTTGAAGTTTTAGGTGCAACCAGTCTTATTAAATTAAGAGATTCTGGATTAGTACCAAACGCTGGATCTATTTCGTTATTAACATCTATATAAAGATTAAGATCAACTGATGCTCCGAAGAGGTCAGTTCCCTGACTGGAAAATCTGTATGTCAATTGATTATCCTTGGTTGAATTGGCATTACCACTTATTCCATTAGTTTTAAGATATTCGACTCTTATTCTAGATCCTCTAGGTGGGACCATACCGAAATTAGAATTACCAAAATAAACATCAAGTCCTTCCTGTATGCCGGTTCTAACTAAATATCCTTTACCATTAAGTGGAATATCGTATAATGAATCATATCTTCTCCATTTTTCCTCATTAACATAAACATCAACATAAAATTGATCCAGAAAAGCTCCCGAGGTTGAAGGTAAATTATAACTTTGCAGAGATTGACCCGTCCCTGTTAAAAGAGCTGTTTCAAAAGTTCCTTGTACTAACTTTACTCTAAGATTATTTCCTCTTGTAAGTGGTATAGTTACTTCAGGACTACTGAATCTGAGAGAATATGTTTTTCCGTTTTCCTGACATCTAATTTGGGTATTATTTTTTATTATAACGGCTCCTCCACCTACTCCGCCTTCCCTTGTATTCCATTTAAGTGAAACTTCACCCTGAGCAGCACTAGCTCTACCAGAATCATATCCAGCTATTCTAGCTAAGCTTCTAACCGAATAATCCCTAGTTGCCTGGTCTATATTCAATTCCGTTATGGAATCCTCTATAAAATACAGAATCATCTGGGATAGATTTTGCAACACAAATAATATTTGTCCCCAGGCTGAAGCAACAGTAAATACGTTTGCTGTCTGGTTATATGTTGCCTGCAAAAAATTAAACGTATCCCCAAGAAGACCGTTTATTAAAATGTTATTTTTCTTAAAAATGTTCATATCTATTATTATGTTAATCTTAATGTAACTAATGGACTTAATTTTCCATCCTGTGGTAATTTAAAATCTAATGTTGCGATGTCTCTTAATGTACCAACATAGAATCTGAGATCATAGCTACCTCCAAGTACTGAAAATAATGGAACATAGACCTTAAGAAAAAGATCCAATTCCTTTCTAATACTAGATTCTGAAAGCTCAAGGTTAAATATAAGATCTTCCAGATTTAGTCCAAATTTAGGATCACCCAAAACTTCGCCCTTATTAGTAAGAAGCATCATTTTAAGTTGGCCTATACAAATCTCTATTGGATCTGTGACCTCTATTTGATAAGGATTGTAGTTGGGATCAAGCGGATCCCTATTGTAAATCTCTCTCATGGGAATTTTTTATTTCCCATTATATATCTAGATTAATTCCATTGAAGGAAATACGAAGGTGTGTTCTCACCATTGATCATATCCATGACCTCCTGAAGCTCAGCTTCACCAGTAGATCTTATGTCTGATGTGTTAACTTGTACACCACCTGGCAGATTGTAATTGAAAACGGATAGCATGTTAGCCAATGCAATTTTACATTTAGCTATGCAATATCTAACGAAAAGTTCATCGTCAAAAAGGTATTCATCGGGAATTGCAACAAATGCTCTAACTGATACGTCTATTCCGCCTACACCAAATCCCTGTGCAGTTTGACCCTTACCGGATCTATTTGGATCTCTACCCATTATGGTTAGAAATTTTGTATTCTTATTAAACTTAAACGCGTATGTATTTAACAGATAAGCCTGAGCTAAATCAAAATAAGAATACATTACTGTTCTATAAACAAGGTTATCCCCAACAAAAGGGGAAAGTAATAATTCGGAACCAAGAAGCTTTGAATCACTGAAATCCCTATCAGGATTACCTGAAATACCGGATCCACCTAATTCCCTAACCTCGTACACTGATATGATCGGTTGAGGTAATTTTATCTGTCTAGTTTTTTTAAATTCCGGATGTTGAAATAGAGAATTGGCAAGAACAAAAACTCTATCTTCTACAGCATATTGATAATTATCATAAAACCAAGCTTTAGCTCTTTTTATAATTCTTTCAGTTTCTGCAGCATTCAAATTATACGGTAATGCACAGCTAAATGATAATGCATCCTGTATCTCCTGTACTAATTCCTCTTGTGTCATTTTAAAAAATTGATTTTTTAGTAATTCATATTACCAAATCTGGGCTTATTGTATGTATCATTGGAATCTTTAAGTCTCTTATCAGATACAAATCTAAGCATTCTCTGATCACTAGGATTTTTAACCTTCATTGTCTCCTTGCTTATCTCAGCATTTTCACCTATTATACCGGCTCTAAGAACTCCTCCGTCTATTTTACAATTTATATTCTTACCCTCGCAGTCTATAAAGCAATCATTCAAGGTGTTAGTGTAATCTACTATGGTTGATTTAACTTTGGATGAAATAACTTTGGTTCCGCTAAAGATATACGAATCCTCTATGGAAGACTTCTTAATATCGCAGTTATAAATATTACAATTTTTTATAGATGCATTTTTAATATCACACATTATAAGGTCAACATCATTTATTCCGAATGCTCCTCTGCTTCGAGCTTCCTTAACCTGATATCTTCCATTAGTGGTATCATAGTTAAAATAACATGAAGTTATATCACCTTCAACAATAAGATCAAATATTTTATCTCTTATTGCAGGGAAATATGTTTTTATATTTTCATCCCATCCCTTTAGATCGACAAATACGTGGAAATCAGGATAATTTTTAAAAAAGAAATCGGGATTACTAAAAGATCTAACAACCTTGGAATATTTACTCATCATCTTCTGCAAAGCAACCAGATCATCCTGTGTATATCCTGTTATTCTTCTGCTCAATAGATCGTACATATAAAGAATTATATAATCTATAATTTCTCTGATATCTTTTATTTTTTTCTGATAATCACGATTACCAAGATACCTAAATTCTATATAGCCCTGTGGTATCTTAGTGAAATTAACACCATAATACTTGTCATTAGGAACCTTATACATTTTAGGATCTATCGAAGTTATATTTTCTAGTATAGAAAATCTATTGACAGGAACGATTTTTTTTATCGATTTAGCATAGACATTTTTTTCTCTGTTACCAAATTTTGAATAGATTAGTCCTTCGTCAAGACCAAGTATAAATTTAAGTTTGTCTATATTTTCTATCTTATCCTTTACGTCCCTTCTGAATTTATCAAAACTTACAGAAAATTGGAATGCACATCTATCAGTGGTCCATCCATTTTCATCTATCCATTTTAATACCTTTATTAATATTATTATAGCTTCATTGTAAGGTAAAGGACCTGTTATGAACTCCATCATTTTACTTCCACCAGAGTAGTCTGGCTCTAATTTAAAATTAGAGCCATCTACAGGTATATTTGAATGATATTTTTCTGAAACTACTACTTTTTTCTTAATAAGTGAAGCAAGGGATTCCGCTGCTTTACCTTTTAGTAGATTTGTATAGAATTCAAATTCGAATCCTATAACGGAAGATTCAAGTGCATTAATTCTATCGAGATGTGTTCTATTATCTGACATCGATTAATTGAGCGAATATTTTTCCAGAAATTACATCAACTTCATATAAAGATACGGATAAAGTATCCCCAGCCTTGATGTTATTTCCTTTCTTACCCAGTCTATCCTGAGGAACTAAAGCCATTAAACCAAGTTCAGTTATTTCAACTAATGCTCCGTTTTTTCTTTTGTGTTTAACTTTAGCTTCATAATTATCCAAGCTTCCCTCAGAAATTCCTTTTTCTAAATCTTGCATAATTACATTCTTCTCCAATGGTTGATCCAAAGTAAGAGTAAGCCTATTATTATCTTTTATTTCCTTAACGTAAAATTCAATCTCGTTACCAGGAACTAATGTTGTTGAGGAATTACCGTTTTGGAATTCAGTCTTATGGATTAATCCAGTATAAACGCTGTCCCATTCAACAAACACGCCGAAATCGCTAGTACCAGTAACATATCCCTTATATTTTTTAGTTAAATCAAGCTCCTGGATTTTAGAATCCATTATCTTGTTTAAGTATTTCTTATAAGAAACTATAAATATGTCCTTTTGATCGATATACCCCTCGATCATAACATGTAGTTCTTTTCCTACGTATGATTCAAAGTTAGTTATTTTATTAGCAGCTGCTAATGATCCAGGTAGGAAACATTTAATTCCAGATAGATCCACGATATATCCACCCTTGTTAACGCTCTCTATTCTAACTAGATATGCACTACTTTCTTTTTTAATTTGTTCAAATAATTCAACCTTAAGGCTCTGTATATAATGCTCAACAGCGGATCCTAGGTAGCTACCGTTGGATTTTCTAACTCTAACGTTAATGGTTTCACCAGGGACGAAATTTAATCCTCCGATACCAAGCTTGGTTGCGTCTTTCCTTTCTTTCTTAAGATCCAGGTAAATCGTTTGTCCAGATCCCGTTTGTGCCAAAGCCTCATCTTCCTTAGCGGAAATGATTTTACAGCCATAAACAGCACCATCAATAAGATCTTTCGATCCCTCGTCCAATAAATGATATGTTGAATGATAAAGATCAGCTAATTCCTGAGCATATGGTTCATGACAATAAACCTTTGCCCCATCAGGTGATTTAACTTTATGATTAATTGATAGTCCGTTAGGAATATCCCAGTCGAAATTATCTAATGCTTCTAATTTCATGTTTTTTTTAGTTTAAAAAGTGATAAAAATGTTATTAATTGTACTATATATCTATCTTTAAGTTCCTTTATTATATTTGGAAATTATTAGAAAACTAGTGGCACAAAACCAATCATAGGAACAGGTCCGTTAGGACCAGGAATACCACCTCTATATATAAATTTAAGCTCCAATAAATTCATAGCAAAAGAGTATGCTATAGCAGCAGCAACTACCTTAGCAGCTATTACTTTCTGACCAGGTCCCCTGTATTTTTTACCTGAGTTAAATGCTCTTCTTAGATTATTTGCCAATGTCTCGGCACTACCATAATAAATGGGTATATAGGATCCACCCTGTGGGGGTACCAATAAAGCAGGTGGCACCGGTGGAGATGCCTGTAATGGTTGGGTTACAGTAGATTTCCAATAATCTATAACACCCTTTGCCATAATACGATATGGATCCTCCGGCTTATCTGGATCCTCATTTTTCTTAGCAGCTTCAGCTATTTCATTAACCCATCTGATTTTAAGATCATAATATCTAGTTCTCTCGAATTCATAGCTTATATTTTTCTTACGAATGGACTGGGATATATTGGAGATAAAATCATTAAAAAGATTACGATTTGTTTCAAAAGTACTAAGTAACGAATCATTATTAAAAAAAGATATCAGATCTCTAATATAGAGGTCATCGAAATCTATATTTATAAGTCTACCAAATTCTCCGAATAATGATGAATCACCAGATCCAGCAGAATATGTAAATTTAGATATAAATGATGGCGTTATATATTTTGGTATCCTATTGGGATTCATCTGATGATCCTCCTGATATATTTGCTTTGATATGTTTTGATTTTCAATATTTCTTATATTGGAAAGATCCTCATCCGTCAATTTTCTATTTACCCTGGTTTCGGTAATTTCTATAGTTCTTGTATAAACCTCATTAAAATATGTAAATCTTACGTTATATTTTTTATTAGGTAAAATAGCTACGATCTTAGCATTAGCATTAAAGGTAACTCCATCTACCGGGACAGTAGCCTTTATAATATCACCAATTTTAGGACTTCTATATAGCACGGGAGCTAATATATCATCTATCTTGTCTATTACTTCACTTCCATAATCTCTGAATACACCATATTTTAATGTGTATATCCATTTTAAATAATTAGAACTACCATCAAATTCTTTAATTATTTTTCTAGCTATCTCGGTAACTACCTGCTCTCTCGATGATGGTATATTCGGGAATTGGGAAAAAAATTGGGAAAATCTAAAGGGAGGGATTGTTTTTTTATTGACCTCCGTCCAGTTCCTAAAATCAAGTTCAACTTTATTTGCTGCATCACTTGCATCTACCTCAGGTATAGCCTCTTCAAGATCTGCATACATCGGATCACTTTCTTTATCAGCAAAGGACGGAACCCTCTCTTTCTCCAACATTTTGAATGCCTCAGAAAATTTAGATTTCATAACTGAATCCTTGCCTTTCTTGTGTAGATTCCCGAATGGTGATTGAGCCTTATTAACGGTTGCTGCAATATATTGTGATGTTAAATATTCAGCAAGATCATCAGAATCCTTAAGATCCTGCGATCCAAATTTCTGGCTAACGTTATTTATAAATGATGTCCAATCTGCTGGCATTGTTATTTGGTTTTAGATACTTGACTTAGATGCTGTATGTCAACCATGGGAATAATGGGAACACCTGAAGGTCCAACACCAGTAGGGTGGGTATGTTGATTAAATAGCGATAAAAATTTATTTCCGAGTACGAGTTTTTCTACAGCTCCGTCACCGAGCTCAATATTTTCGGATTTAACTATTACCTTCTGTTTTCCTCCGCTTTTTTCCATTCTTATCTCATCCTCATTCATTTTCAGAACTATTCTGAGTTTCTCCTTGTCCGTTCCCGCATTTTGTGTGTCTATCTGGATCGAAGCTTCACCAAGCTGAAATAATAAGCCTTTACTCCTGGTGTAAATCATTTTAAGCACGCCGGACTCAGACTCACTATCATACAATAGAGAATGTGTGCCCTCGTATGAATTCTCAGTCTTTAGCTCCTCCTTAAGAACGGGGTCAATCTCCTTGATATAATCATAGTAGACCTTATAATAATTTTCATTCTCAAAATAAACTGCAACAACAGAATCTATTTTCGGGATGGAAATATTTCCACCTCCCCCGCCACCTCCAAAAGAAACACCAGGTATCTGTTCTGCCCAAGGCAAATCTTCAACCGGTATATCATCAAATATACCAAAAACACTTATCTTTGCTCTACCCTGATATAAAGGGTCTTTGTTATCCGCTATTTTACCCAGATATGTTTTTCTATTTTCCATCTTTTAATTAAAATCGGAGCTTTTTGGATTAAATCCATCTATACTAATATTATATTTGGTATCAGGTTTTAAGTTTCCTAGATTCTCATCCGATGTATCGAAATCTCCGCTAACCGATGGATACACCTTACCTATATCACCTCTTCTGTATTTTACTTCCTGCTTTGGATAAACCGGAGTTGGTGTTGAGTTAAAAGTATTTGAAGGACTTCTTAATTCACCATTGGAGGTTATTTGTGTTTCCGCAGGATATATCGATTGATTAAGTTCGGCGTTACTAGGTGGAGGAATTACATCGGTATAAACTTGTGATTCACCTAGTGATGCTGATTGCTCAACATCATTATAAACTCTCTCAGTATTTCCTAGATTTTGACCTGGTACAGGCTCAGGATAAACACTATCATTAAATTCAGGGTATATTCTATCAGGAACTCCCAGATCAGATCCTGGTACATTAGCATACACATCACCACCAGGAGCAGGGTAAACTCTATCAGGCGAGCCTAAATCAGATCCAGGAACATTATCATACACGTCACCTTGTGGAGCTGGATAAACCCTATCAGGAACTCCTAAATCAGCACCTGGAACATCCGAATATACATCACCCTGAGGAGCTGGATAAACCCTGCCAGGTACACCTAGATCAGATCCTGGTACACCAGAGTAGACATCACCTTGTGGAGCTGGATAAACTCTGTCAGGAGCACCCAAATCAGCTCCTGGTACACCAGTGTAGACATCACCACTAGGTTCAGGATAAACTCTTTCAGGCACGCCTAGATCAGCTCCAGCTACTCTGCTATAAACGTCACCACCAGGTGCAGGATAAGCTCTTTGTGGTGGACCACCTAATCCGGTTGATTGTGGAGTAGGGAAATCAGTTTTACTGATACCTGCATTAACTCCTCCTAGACCATCCAAGAATTTTTGAGCGTTATTAAATGATAAACTTGTTAATATCTCTCCAGGATTAAAACTATATGCATTACCAAGTGCTAGCTTATTTAGCCCTTGTAAATTTGGTTGTATGAAATTTGCAACACCTTCATTAATTAAATCATTTAGTGAATTACTAACAAAATTAGTAAGCAATTGACTTCCTATTGATAATATGTCATCCTGATCCTTAGGATTTTTCTGAACTGATGATCTAGCACCATCCCAGCTATCACCAAGTACTAAAGGTTTCCCATCCTGTCTAATATTTGGATATTGACTTCTAACTCTAACCCTGTCTATATGAATTTTAAATTTCTGTGTAACTGCTTCCGCTGATGTTCCTATATTAAGGTCATCTGAAATCGGTGTACTCTCGGTAAAGTCAAATTCACAACCTCTACATTCAAAAACCATAACTGGTTTTATACCGGATTGATCCTGCTGATTTTTTAAAAGTGATAGATCATTATCAAGTCCAGATTGATTTACAACATTACCAACAAATGAGTTAAATGAGCTTGATGGACTTATATTAGCATTTGGAGCTTTGAAATTCTCATTCTGTTGTGAATCCACACCAGTAGAAGCTCCCAAATTTGACCCCGGATTATTACCAGATCCAAGTAATGTTGATAGATTGTCAATAGCTGTTAATGCTGCTGATGATCCTATAAGTCTAGATGTTTTAAAGAAATTTCTAACCTCAGAAACAAAAATATACATTCTAAATTTTCTAAGGTTTCTGGGTAATAATTCCCTCATATTATCATAATCGAAAGTTGCCTGATTGTATAAATCAGCCAAAGCAGACATTCTAAGATTTATTGATTCTAGCGTAGATATTTCCAATACCTTACCACCTGTTCTTTGTGGATTAAATTCTCCGCCATCGGATTGTGGACTGTACCCAGGTCTTCCAACCTGTGCTAATTTATCTAAACCTCCTATTGATTGGATAAACCATGGTGAATTTGTTACTATGTCATTAAGAGTCAATTTAAACTGTCTCAGCATATCAGATCTTTTTCCACCATAAGCAAAATCAGATTCTCTTTCCTCCAGATAACTAGTAGCCGAATAGAAAGCTACCTTACCGTCAGCTGATCCTGAAACTGAATCATATTGTGGTTGTCCGAATGGATTTTCTGCAAAATTACTAGCACCTGCACCGTAGAAATAACTTCTATCCCTGAATAATGGACTAGGCGGAAGACCATCGTCTGGTCCAACCGGTAAATTACCAAAATCGAATACTATTTTAAATCCAAGATATGTTGGATCCTCGTAATTACCTTGCTTCGATAATTTAAAGCCTTTTAGAAATAAACTCCTTTGTTGATCTGTTGCTCCGAATGACATTTAAAAAAAATTATTTATACTATTTATCTCAACCTTAGAATTGTCCACTTTGTATGGATATTGGGAAAGCTTTAGGAAGAGCTCCTGAAGAATTAGCAGTCCATGCTCTTCTACTTAAATTCAGCTTTTGTTTAAGACCTCCGCTAGGGGTCCAGTATATTTCAACACCCAAAACTACATAATTCCCAGATAGAAATAAATCCAAAGTAGGTGACATAGTTTTATTAGATTCCTTGTTCGGAAGGTTTCCAGTGTTTTGCTGTCTTGGTCCTCCATCAAATGCATATATTGAAACAGGGACGACCTGTCCTTTTATGACACCAGCAAAATATGAACTCATTTCTATTTCGAGGGTTAGTTTATTTACATCCAAAATATTTATAATATTCTGCATTTTTGTATGATAATAATTTTCATGGACTCCACCATAAGTTGCATCCACATTAATATTAATTGGTCCTAGCCATTCTCTTCTGGTTTCATTCTTATATTCATTATCTCTTGCTCTACCCTTTTGTAAAATCATACCGGTTTCTATATTCTCCGGTGTTTGTGATTCCATATCATATTTGGTATATTTTTCAGAAGGTGTCTCCGCAGTAGTATTCTCGTCATAAAAACCAATCGTATTGACATAACCGGAATAGTTTGAAACATTACCTGATCTTGAGGTTAGAGTATATCCATTTATAAAAAATGGGGTTATCCCCGCACCTAGCATATTGGTCAAAACAAACGGTGTTGTTGTCGGAGCTGCAGCAGAAGATCCCGGTATATTTGCATCAGGCTTAATCCCATCCGAGGTATAACCGGGTATAAACATTACTTCCTGTTTAGGATCACCTTGAAATGCAAATTGTGTACCCATATTTACAAAATTAACATTATAATACTGATCAACCCAGCAATCAAAAAAGCTGGTCTCATCATCTTTATATGATCTTATGCAAACATCGGATATAAAATCATAATATGAATAATTTGGACATATCCACGTCATCTCATCAACAGTAGCATTTTCATTTGTAGCAAACCCCAAATTAAGCTCCTGTGAAACCTCAAGTAGAACATCAGCTGATGATTTATTACTGAATGACTTTATGACTGGCGAGTATAAACCCGGTATATAACACTCAGCAACTATTGAAAATTTAAAATTAATACCATTTGGATCTGAACCTGTTGGCGAATATTTACTGGATACCCCACCATCAACGGATAATATCTTATAGTCCATTCTCATCGGATTATATAGATCACCTGGTGATCTAAGATATACTGAAACTATATCTCCATCCTTGGGATAACTAACCGAAATAAACAATGGTTCCAATACATTAAAAGAAAACCTTATTACAGGTAAGAATCCATTCAAATCCAGATGGAATTTAGTGAGCCCTTTACTTACCGGATATCCATTGATCATTATATAGGGTGATTCCAAACCTATCGAATATTGTGATGTCTCACCAGTATCCCTAAGTTTCTGTACGTTACCGGATCCGCCCGACTTATCAACTTTAAGCATCTCATCCAGCTTCATATTATTTAAAGCCAATGAAATTATCTTTATGTCATCAGTATTCATAATCGGTTAATGTTAATTTGATGGCTGTGTTAATCCTCCACCACCTGAGTCGGGAGCGAATATTATAAATCCATCCTTTTTAATTATTGTTCTTTGACTAGGTTGCATAACATTAGGTGGTAAAGCCATTTCTGGAACATTCTTTATTTTGGAATCCAAAAACTTTTTTCTACCATCACTAACCTTAAACTTCTTCTGTTCTTGGTTATTTCTAAATACCTGATTAGCGTTAGTACTGGTATTGGATGATGAGACTGCCTGGTTTTTAGATTTTTTAACATTAAATGTGCTGTCTATCGTGCTACTGGTTGGAAGCATCAGCACCCTATTCTGGTCCATCGCAAATGGATTGCTTATGTTATTCAACTTTAGCAGAGATCCCATTTTACCCTGATCACCAAATTTAATAGCTGCTATTAGATCTGGTCTCATCTGATAATCATCGCCAACAATAAAAACCTCGCCTATTTTAACATCCACGTTATCGTAAGTAATTGATGCTCTAGTTAAATCCCAAATCCCGAATTTATTGGAATCTAAATCGGATGAAGGATTAAATATTGATTTATTTCTTGATATAGTATCTATCAGAAGAAGTCCCATTTTTATCTATTATTTTTAAGGTTGAGGTATATTAGGGCCTAGCTGATCTGTCAATTCGGTGGTATATGAATTCATATTCAAATATCTATTAATGGTTTGTTCGCTAAGAGGATTACCATTAACATCAGCTTGTGAATTATAAGATTGAGCGGATGCCGATGTTTCCAAGCTGGATTGATAAAGTCTACCATCACCCCTATTAAATATACTCTCTATCTCACCTCGCTCCCTATCTCTACCATGTAGCAAAGTAAATTTTGCTTTTAGAGTAGTTGGAAAATCATCAGGTCCTAATGTATCACCAAAAGATATATCAACACTGTCACAAACAAGATTTCCGATCATTGCTATAGGATTACATGGATTACCTATAGTTAAATGCCATTCGCCTATAGGTGCACCGGTAAGTAAACTAGCAGGTGCCTGCCATTTTTCTATAAAATCAGGTAAAACTGTTAATTTAAGTAATTTACCGAAACCTGATCCAAATTTGGCAGAGAGCTCCTTCAGCTTACTAACCGTTAATTTTTCACCCTTATTAGCATCAGTACCATCTCCGACTATTCTTTCAAATTCAGATCTCAGATCATTCATACTATTTCCATTTGCGCCATTCAAGCCAAATCCGCCAGTTTCTGTTGCACCACCAGCAGCTTCAGTAGCTATTTTTGTAGGATTAGTTAACTGATCGCCATATTCAATTACAAATTGTAGTGGGTCCCTATAGAATGATGCAAGACCAGCATCTCCACCAGGAAACCCTATTGCTGGGAATTGTGAATTATATCTTATATCAGGGGTTAAAAAATTACCATAATTTGTTCCTATTGATAGCATGTTACCTAATATATCAAGCATTGCTGCCTTTGTATTAACCTCACCCACTGAAGTTAATTCATATTCAAAATTAACAACCAGGGATTCCCAAGTGAATTTAAGACCCTCATCCCTTACCTGTGTTTGTTTAACTACATCCAAGGGAACCCAAATGTATTCGGATAGAAGCCCAGCTGATCCGTCCTTTGCTCTGTCTCTAAGTCCTCTAACCCTAAGATCGTCTATTGAAGTATTATTTGGATCGAATGCAATTGCGGCACCCTCTGCAAAAGAAGATACCCCATTCGCTAATATATCAGTTCCTGTTGCAGTTCTAGCAGCTGACGAAAACCACTGGAATGGAAGATCTCCAAAAAATCCATTACTCGTAGATTTACTTTCCTTTATACTTTCCTGCGTTTTAGGAGTCCATTCTAGCCCAGTAGTAAATGAAATAAGCTCACCTAGAGCATTACCTGTATTACCGCCAAACCATGTTACCGCCTGTGCAACAGGTCTTCCTGCACCCTCTTTTTTATACGAATCTGAATCCTTAACAATAGCAGGTATTGAGAAATTATCCAGAACTGGAGTCGGAAACCTTCTCAAAGTTATCATATAATTATTAGGTATAGTACCATAATGCTTAGCATATAAAAAATCCTTCCATGAATAAGGAGCTGCTAATCCACCCACTATATCTCTCTCAAAGCTGGAGCTTAATCCAGCTAAAGTTGAATCTGCACTGGCTAATGAATTTTCTAAACTATTGGTTTGTGATATTAAATATCCAGCTGATGGATTTTTAGATTTTAATGAGGATACCCTTCTGTTATATTGGGCATTTTCCGATCTATAATATGCATCTATGAAATCATTCTCGTTACTGCCTAAAGAATAGAACAGGAATTGTCCATATTTTCCAGGATTTCTTTTTGCAGCTTCATAGAATAAACTTCTCGCAGTTGGACCCTTAAAAGGATTATTGGATCCAAGATTACTTGCTTTCTCTATGAGGTCCTTTGATATACCTCTCTGTTGTTTTTCTACTAAATTTGCTGGGCTACCCATTTACTATACAAATCTTTTTTTTTAAAGATCTGTGATAGCATACTCGAATTCTTCTGAATATTCATCTAATAGGATCTCCAAATTTTCTACAAAATCGGGAGATATATTCTTATAGCATACAAGTATACCGTCACACTTTGTACTATATATTCCTTGTATTATTTTCTTGCGAATAGTGTAATTTATGATAAATTCGGATTCTACTGAAAGTTCATCCGTACTATATCCAAGTTCTCTTATTATCTTTGCTATATCAACAACATAAAAATCAGATCCGTATGTCGATCTTTTTTTAGCTTCCTTGGGAGAATATCTAGATATATAGAAATTTATCTTCATTTTACTCTCCATCTTTCTCTCCAGTATCTAAATTTTCCCAATTCTTGGAAGAAAGCATCGAAGTAAATGCACTATATTCATCCTTGCTATCATGATAAAAATTAATATTCTCGGTAGTGTCAGAATTACCCATTCTTTCCCTATCTTTTTTTAATTGATCATTCTTGATTCTCTGTAAATTTAATCTATGTGTATTCTGACCTTCCTCAATTCTGGATCCAACCGATGTCTTTTTAATCGTATCTAAAAGACCATACTGTCTCAATAACTTTCTTCTCTCTCTTCTATTAGCACTCATAATATATAAAATTAAATATCTACCGAAAATCCTTTATCCTTACCAAAAACTGAATCGTCTCTATTATACAAATCCATACCAACCACAAACTTAAAAAGTTTTAGAAATAATGCTGGGATGAAAACATCCTGAGATTTAACAACATCGTTAGCAGGAATAAAAGTAAATTCTGCCATTTTTTCCTGCTTAGAGCCATCAGTTTCAGCTTTACCCTTTTTAATATCGGTAACATTAACAGCGAAACATGGATATTCCTTCTGTACAAACTTATTGGATGTGACAGTTCCTAAAAAATACCATTTCGAACTATCTTCAACATCATATCCAGATTCCTCTTTTAGCTCCCTTTTAGCTGTAGCTAAATAATCGGGGTCTTCATCATCACACGTTCCAGTAATCAAACTTGTGGTATTACCTCCCTCTCTAAAAAGATTAGGTTCTTTAATGACCCCCAACATCAGGGGTAAACCTTGATCATCTGAAATGAACGGTAAAATCATAACGGTCTCGACTGTCGAAACTATACCAGCTTTACCCTCCCTTTCGACAACCTTAAATTTAGGAGCTTCGTAGCAAACTTTATCTTTATTTTTCATTGGTGGTGCTATTATTTCTTCTTCTATTTGTTACTATAGGCTCCTTAGCTGAATCATTAGATTTGCTTGATGCAGTATAATAGGATTTTCTTATTGATTCGCCTAGTGATCTCTTAATATCGTCTATATTAACGTCATCCAAAACAAAATCAACTATTTCCTTTTCAGCATCATCAAAAGAAAGACATAATACATTATATAAATCCTTCGATGGTAAATTTAATTTAAGCTTTATTGAAACCTCAACAGTATTTTTTTTCTGTTTTTTTAATAACTTATATATCGGAGATTCATCGAATGCACCATTTGGCTGGTCTGAATATTGGATAGATGTAACCATCGGCTCAGATTTAACTCTAATTGGTTTCTGATCAATAACAGGTGTTTCTGGAATTCTTGTGTTTGCTGGGAACCAAACCATATATTCATCCAATAATGATAAGTTTATCCTTTTTCCGCTCTTAAAAATAATGAAAACGTCCTCCCCATTGGAGTTTACATCTTTATATGTCTCTGTTACTGACATATCTTCACCCTTTATCCACTGAAACTCCATTTCGGAGTACTTTGAAATAACATCCTCCAAAGTTTCCTGACTTATCTCCATTTTTTTCTTTTTTTTAGATTTTTTAGAAAAGAGATTTAAAAAATTAATCATCTTTATTTTATTTTAGACCTGTTATTAGGATTTGTTTCTATACTCATCTCGGTAAAACCAAGAGTTCGGTAATAGGAAATATGCGACATAAGATCATTATCGGTTATCCATGATGACTCACCTTTTATTTTTTTACGTGAATCATAGTACCAAACCTCAATAATATTATCCATAATTGGACTAGAATGTCTTCTGATCTCTATTATGGTATATCCTTTAATTTTTTTAATAAATATTACCCGGTTAGATTCTAGGTAAAAATTAGGAGCTAAATCCATCAGAAATTATAGTTAAAGTAAATGGAATTTGTTTCGTCTTATAGATCGGGAGATATCTCCCTAATTTTTTCAGGAGAGATGTATTCGGATATTAATTTCTTAATACCTCTAATGTATGCCATTCCCGATCTTCCGGAGTCCGATATATTAGGGTCTTCCGATTTAGAATCATTCTTAAAATTGGAATTTGCAACCTCCAGATAGTGGGAGTATAGGTTCTCCCTGTCACTATTACTTTCCAGTCCGATAGGTCTTTTTAATAAATATCTGTGATATGGATTATTTTTAATTTTTTCGAAATCCGTCTCTATCTCATTCTTGGAGATATCAGGAATATCGGAAATTAAATTTATCCCGTTTTTGGTAGATACTATCTCCACCCCAGGTACGGAAGAACTTGGATCCAAATAAAATTTGGTATTTCCTATTATATCACTGCTGCTTCTTCTCTTATGCGATATGAAAATTCCAGTATCTAATGTTATCTCATACTCATTGTCGGATATCATCTCGATATTATTAATATTGATATTCAAACCAAGCATATCCAATAGTGTTGATATGTCATCAAATACGTTGTCAATGTTTCTCTTATTGCTAGAGGATTTATCGATTCTATAAGAATCAAATCCCTCTATAAAGTCTTCCACTATAATTCTATTTTCAGGTCGATTAAACCATTTTGAATCAGGTGATATTGTCAATATATAAGCACCATCCAATTTTTTTATTTCAATTGAATCCTTGGGTATCCAAATATCACACTCAGTGTCACCAAAAGATAATAGCACAGATGTTCCGGTATCTTTTCTGATAAATATTTTACCATCCTCGGTTTCCGATTCGGTACAATCTAATGCAGATATTTCATATCCATCGGTCATATAATTGTTTATACCGGGCACGTTATATTCATTATTTATATCGGATTCGGATAAATTAAACTGTGAAAAATTTACTACTCTATGTCTCATCTTTAAATTATTTTCCGAACTCTACGGTTATTTCGAAATTTTTAGGATCCGTCGAGTTTCTCATATTAATGGATACATTTGCTGGATATGAAGGTATTGTATTTTCCTTAGTGTCAATTTTAAGCTGACTAAAGTCTATAGTTTTACCAGGTATTAGGTCTATGTCAAATTCCTTATCCTCGTTTGGGTGATCATCAACCATAAATTCAAGTTCAACAGAGCTAATATTAAAATTCATCCCCTCTATTCCAGCTTTATTAACAATAAGATCAACCGAATAATCAATGAAAACTTTAGCGTCAGAAATATTTGAATATTCCTCCGGTCTATCATATATGTCTATATCAATATATTTTAATTCAACCCCAAATGAGT